TATAAAAGACGAGTTCTTTTACAAAAACGAAAGATGGGAAAACCAGTTATGCTGGGATGTTCCTGAGATTTCATTTAAGAGATGGTATGCTTGATTATAGATTAGAACAAAATCGTAGGGAAGCGTTTATTCGTTGGTATGCTTGGTCATTAAAGTATGATGATTGCGACCCAGCAGTATGGGCAACAAACTACCTGAACAAAAGATACGAACATAACGATGAACAGAAGTTATGGTTGTGTTGGTTGTATGGTAACACATACTATCTTCCAACTGCTTGGATTCTCATGAATGAGTTTCCAGACTTCGAGTTGGCAACTGTTGATCGTATCACTCAATGGAACACTGCTAACTATAAACGATTAAGATATCAGACTGATACAAAGTGGAACAAGGGACATCTCCCTGCGATGTTTGCTTCTTATCAGCAATTCATTGGCGATAAGACACAACGAGAAAAACTGGAAGAATACTATGGACACACTGAGGAAGAGAACTTTAATAATCTCTGGACAGGCATTAAGTCTGGGTTGCATAAGTTTGGTCGTTATTCCACTTGGTTTTATCTTCAGCATCTTAAGCATACTGCTGGTGTGCGTATCACTCCTACTTCTCTCATGTTGGATGATTATGATGGCTCTCGCTCTCATCGTAATGGATTACTTCTCGCCCTTGGGAGACCTGACGATATGGATAGAAAACTCGCTGGAGTCGATTATGCTAATCTGGAAGCACAAGCGAGAGAGATTCTCATTGAAACGAAAGAAAGATTTCCAGAACTGGACTCCCAAATAGATTACTTTACCATGGAAACTTGTTTGTGTTCTTTCAAGAAGATATTCAGAAAGAGCCATGGAAGGTATCTTGGTTACTATCTTGACAGACAAGCAGAAGAGATTATTCAGTGTGAGAAAGATGGTTGGTATGGTATTGACTGGAATGTTCTATGGCAGTCAAGAGAAGAAACTATTGATTTGAGATTAGACCATAGACATGGTATTGATAAAGAGAAGTTTACATCCTTCCTTAATACTGGTACACTCCAGAATTTAGATTGGATGTTTGAAGATGAAGAACCTATATTAAATGGATTGGAGATGTTTACATGACGACAGTAATTGGTGGAATTATGCACAATGCGGCAACAGGTGATATGAAAGTTATGACTGACACAGGATTAGTTTCAATTAGCAATGGTGGCATATCAACAGGAAGTCTTACAGTATCTTCTGGTACTATTTCTTCCAGTACTCTATCATTTGGTGGATTTGATATGGAAGACTTTCTTGATACGCATTCGTTCAATAAGATTACAGTTGAACATAAAGTTGCAGAGTTCGAGTTAGCCAAACTAAAAGAAACTGTTCCAACCTATGCAGATGAGATTAAAGAAAACTTGTCTAAGAATCTTGCCCGAGATATAATCAAGAAAACTACATTCACAAAGAAGCATAATGTAGATAGTGACACTCACCACTTTCTCGGAAGAGTATGGGTATTTACTGAAGATGAATTAAAGAACTTAATCCAAGAAGCACGAAATGTTTAATGATAGAATCGGTGTCGGTGACACTATCAATATTGTAAAGGTGACTAATCCTATGAAGACTCGTAAATTGATTGCTGTTGGTGGTCAACCTGGAACTGGTAAGACAACTCTATTCCGTAAGTTTATGGAAGGTAAAGACTGGATGGATGTGTCTCCTGTCAAATTAGTAAATGCCAGCTACAATACCGAGCGAGATTTATACATCCTTGGTAAGTATGAAGAGGGTGAAACCTTTGCTGGAACCGATCGTCTTAGCATGGCAGTCCAGCCTGAAATGCAGAAGTGGATTCAGACTCACAATTGTAACATTCTATTCGAAGGAGATCGAATCTTTAATCAGTCTTTCTTAGAGTTTGCCATGGGTCTCCCAAATACCGACCTACAGGTGGTTTATTTGAAAGCACCAAAGGAGATCCTAGAACAAAGGTACAAGGATCGTGGTTCCGACCAGTCTGAACAATTCCTAAGAGGTAGAGAAACTAAATATAGTAATCTACTATCAAACTTTGAACTGATGCCTTATATTACCGAGTTTAGTAACACTAACTTAGAGGAGCAGGGGAAGGTACTCGCATTCTTGGAGAGTAATCTCAAGATGTAAAATGCCTTTCTGGGATGTGAAATGCCATGCAATTTTGAATTCCTAGAAAAAGCTAATTACGATTGGATGGATCTGCTCAACTTCCACGAGCGTCCATTCAGAGCGAAGTTTATACCTTCAAAAGTTTGGCAAGACCTAGACAACTATTGCAACGATAGTAAGGGTCTTTCAAACTACTTTAAAAAGTGGAGAACCAAAGTCGAGTTCCTTCCACAAAAATCCAAAGCCAAAATGTACGACAACTATGTTGCCGTTGGTGGCGAATATGGACCAGATGAACGACAGTGCTGTATCCAAATATACACAACTGAGTTCGATAGGTTTTCATTCACCTACGATACATGGAACAAATTTAAGTATCGTATAATGCAGACTCAAATGCATGAGTTGGTTCACTTTATGCAGTTTGATCGAAGAGGAGACGAGTGGTCTAACTACGTCGTTCCTTACAAGAAAGTAAAACATGAAAAGAAGAACATTGAGAGAAGATATCTCTCCGAGTTCGATGAAATTCAGGCTTATGCCCACTGTGTGTTACTTGATTTCAAAATCTATAAACCATCCATCAGCACAGAAGAACTAATCAATAGAGCAAAAAACTCTAAAGACTCTTCCACTCTAAACTACATCCTAAAAGCATTTAATTACGACTATCGTAATAACGCTGCAATTCCTAAGTTGATGCAGCAGATCGTCAAGTGGGATCGTAAATACCAGAGAACTATCCGAGCGTCTCGTCGTCCTAAATAATCCAGAAACACTTTGTTCTGGAGAGATTGATGGCAGGTAAAATAAACGAAGGTGATGTGATCGAGGGTATATTTACCATCGGTCTCGCATTATTCATTGCAGAAGGTAAAGTCGATAAGACTAAGCTGAACAAAATACGAACTCAGATTGATACTAAGTTATTCAATACTGGTCGATTTAAAATGGCTGTTGCTACTGCAATCACTCGAAAAAAAGGTAACAAACCACCTGACATTTTTAATGTCGGGTTTGAGATGCGTCTCAAGCCAGAATCTGTTGTTGGTGCTTTTGGCGAAGATTATAATACCATTTACTACAAATCATCTAAAGATATCGGAAATCTTGATAAAAAAATAGATCAGCTAATCAAATCAATTGATTATGGATCATTTAGTAGAAGAGTTACAGTAGTAGTAAATCAATTCTTAGATAACAATGTAGGTGAAGTTGTAGACTTTAATGTTATAGCAGATGGAATTGCTGGTGAGTCTAGCGGTGGAGCAATTAAAGGTGATGTATCATTAGACATCTATGCTACTGCAAAAGGTAAAACTAAAAGGATTCATGGTGGAACCATACCATTTTCATTAAAGTCTGAAAGTGTAACAGTTGCAAATCTATCACCATATAATGGTATGTTAGATATCGCAGCAGCACTAAAGATTAATTGGGATGCTAAGACTAAGTATCAAAGATTATCTAAAGCATTTAATGGACCAGCAGAACAAGCAGCAAAATTTGAAATGATTACCTCCATGTATAATGATTTAAAAAAAGAAATAATTCTTAAATCAGCATCACAAGGATTCACAAAAGATGCATTAGGATTTTTAGGTAGAGGTATATTTGGTGATGACCTTGCTGATGTTGTTGACATACAAAAGGGTAAGGTAAAAGAAATTACAACAACTTACTTTAAAGAACTACAGAAAAATTCAGTTCTTTATGTAGTTGAAAAGGGAAATAATTTGGTGTTTAAAGATAAGAAAACTCAATCACCAATATTTCAAATAAGAACTAAATTAAGACCACCACCAGCTAACGAAGCAAAGTTTTATCTTGAAGTCGGCTCTGGTGTTTATGCGCAATAATAACCAGCAAACAATAATATGATAAATTTCAAAGCATTCCTTAAAGAAGATAAACTAAATGAAAGTTTGCTTTTAGAAGCAGAATCTTCATCTGTTGATTCAGATGATAAAGGTAAACTTCATGAGATACTTTTAGCAAAACATCTACATCCTGAAACTAAACTTCCAGAACATCATCGTTCATTCTCTGATAATCCAGATCATGCTGGTACTCCAGATCAAGTTCATGAAAAACTAAAAGAAAAGATTCCACCTGCAGCGTATAACGAAATTGATCGTCATGCTAAACAATCCGCAGCAGCATTTAAGAAACATCTTCAAGACCATGGACATATTGGTGACCATGCTCACATTGGTAATATTCACTGGACA